TGCAATGTCTCCGAAGTCGTTTAAAGCAAGAGCGTTAAATTCCGTTCTTAACTTATCTAAACTATCTGTTGTTGAAACTTGTCTAACTGCCATTTGATTTTATCATCCTTTTAATTTCTATTAATTCTGCCTTTAAAGTATTTATTTCTCTACACATATCTTGCATTTTATTTTTATCTAATTCTCTTTGTTGTTTTCTAGCAATATATATTTCATATTCACTTGAACTAGTATTTACAACAGCATTAGATTTTATATCTCTTTGTAAGTTGTCAAAATTTAATACTTTAATCATTGTTGAACTCATTTAATTATATTGCCAATGCAATTCCTCTCATATCTCGTACTATTGGAGGATAAGAACTATTTGTTCCTTTTAGTACTATTTTAATTTGAAATGCTGTAAATGTATTTACATTACTTGCAGAATATTGATACTCTCTAAAGTCATCATCCGCTTCTGATTTAGTAACCGTTTTATCTGAACTACCATCTCCGTTAAATGCTGTCCAGTTAATATCACTTATATTTCTAACTTCATCAGCACTCGTTGTTCTGTAATAAACTTCTACTTCTGAACTATCTCTAACTGCCTGTGTCAATCTAATATCTAAAGCAGTTGAGTTGTTAACTAATACAACAGGTTTAGTAATATATTTTGAAGCATTTGAAGTATCACTAGCATTTGTTTCAGCAACATAACTTGGTGTATTACTTGAAGTTGGACTATTTAATCTGTTTGCAATACAGAATACACTATTTCTTGCCAAGTCAACAATTGGAGAAAGTTTTGTATTTGTAGTTGATAATTGTAATACAACATAAAAAGATTTTGCACCAGACATTCTAGTTGTTTCATTTGGTTGAGACATAACTGCCTGTGGTTGAGTAAAGTAAATGTCATCTGCCAAAGTAACCGATTGTCTATTAGTTTCAGTTGTTAAACTATAAGGTGTTTGAGCACCGTGTACTGATTGTGATGTTGTTGTTCTTACAAAAGGAACAATTGATGTTCCTGGTACTGCCAATGTTTGTAGACCACCTAAATTTAATACATCAAATTGTCTATTTTGTGTAGCAGTAACCGCTGTACCACCAATGTCTCCAGTTGAAGTTGCCGTTCCCGATGTAGTTATATCATAACTATCTAAAGTTATATTTGATATAGAAGTATATGTTCCATTAATATCTGTATGAGCAATACCATTATGAGTACCAGATGGAACTCCAGCAATGGTTACACACGAATTAGTATCGTGTAAGTTATGGTTTTTATGGAACACTCTAATCACACCAGAAGTATTTGTTGTTCTAATTGGATTTTGTTCTAAAGTTTTAGCAGTTAATTCTTTGTTTGCCAAGTGTACCGTTCCAGATACATTTGAAAATTCAGCTCTCTTCATTGTAAATTTAATATCTTCATTTGGTTCAGAAGTCCAAGTTGAACCGTTTTGAGATTTAAACATAACACCAGCATAAGGTTGTTTTGATATTGTTCTACTAGAACCTATTGCATTTTCACCTAATCTAGCAACATAACAAGTATAATCATTTGAGTTTGATAATACTACCATAGCATATTCTATTTGGTCTTGTATATAAACAGGACTAGGGAAATTAAATGTTGTTTTTACTGAAGCGTCTGAACTTATATTAACATCACTTGGATTTAAAGTAACCTCTCCAAATGGAAGTATTTTATTTCCTGGATAACCATTAACTACATTTCTTAATTGTACGGTTACAGGAATATTTGCGTCTTTAGTTGCAAAAAATAAATCAACAGAAGTTAAATTAACACCACCTTTTTCATCTGTTAAAAATGTTTGTGCTAATGGGTCAACCCAACCAACCGTTTGTACTACTTGTCTTGTACTTGTTCTTAAAACTTGTTGTTGGTCTGTTACCGTTGTTCTTACACCTCTAAATTCTCTTGTTGAAACAATTGTATCTCTAACCGTATTTAATAATCCTCTTGCAACATATTCAGCGTCAGCGGCAGTTTCAACAGCAGCGGCATCCATAGAATTAGTTGAAGATGAAGTTAATCTAAATGTTCTATCACCTGTTCTCCATCTTGGATTAGTATTTACCGTTGGGTCAGGTATTGAGAAAACACCAGATACAGCACCGTTAGCGTCTGTAACCAAATTTCCTCCAAGTGAACCACTTGTTGGGGTTACATAAGCAGTAATATCTACATTATCAAAGAATGGATAAACTCTTGTATTTGGTTTTAATCTTGTTGCAGAAAAAGCAACATCCCTACTTCTAATAAATGCTACAAAGGCAACATCAACAACTCTATCTCCCATACTTGTTCTAACCGTTTGAGGTATTGCAGTTGTTGTAATTCCTGTTCTACTTTGGTTAACTTGGTTGATTGAAGTTGTTTCAATTCTTTGTCTAACAGCTCTACCTTGTCTAAATCTACCACCTACATTTTGAGAAGATTCTACTAAAGCTCTTCCAGTCCAGTTTGTTTGCCATTCGTTCCAAACCGTACCTAAAGCTATTTGATTTTGATTAGGTATATTACCTTGTCTTAATAATTGGTCCCAAGCACCTGTTGTAGAGTTAACTACTAATTCAGGTGTTCTTTGTGTTTCTCTCCATTCATCACTTGAAGGAGTTAATTCTATTGTTCCCATCCAACTGAAAATAGCGAAAGGGTTAACATTAATTGCTTTAGAAGCAAAAGGTTGATTAATTAAATCTGTTTCTGTATATGGCAACATTAAACAATCGCCAGTCTTCGTATAATTAGCAGCCGTTCTATCAGCGGCAGTTAAAGTTGTACCATCTTCATCTATTTCTTCTAAAGGTACAGCGTCTTGGTTAAAGTGTGGTCTTAATTCTCCTTTTGCATAATCAACAGAACATCTGTAATCACCATTGGTTACTTCACCAATTCCGTGACCATTAAAATTATCTACAATAAATCCATTTTTGAATCTATCAAAACCATCAGCGTCTTGTATTTGTAATGCCTGAGCAGCAGTTTCTAATAAAGATAATTGAGTGTAATATTCTATTCTTTTAATTTTCTTCTCAATAGCTCCAATATCTCTCATTGTATATCTTCTATTATCAACCGTTTCAAAAACTACATCTTCGGTTGTTAAGTTATATGCAGGTAAAGAAATTGTGTAAAGGTGCATTGCATTATCAATTGTATCAGGTTCCTGTGGTTTAGTATCAGGTGCTCCTTTAAGTACTTGGAACTCACCATCTTTAGTTAAGAATAATTTGTCTATTCTTCCTTTGTAGTATTCGTGGTCTGTGGTTACATTTGAACCAAATTTAACAACATCAACCGTTGAAGCACCACTACCATCAAAACTTCTGTTTTGTGAACCAGCGTCTATAGTTGAAGCGTCATCTACTCTAGGTCTAAAATCTAATACATCACTTAACTTATATTCATCACCAGTTGTATCAGAAGTATAACTAGGAATATTTTCGTAATCTATTTGTCCTGAATAACTATCTACACTAAAGAAATCTCCATTACCGTGTGAGAAATAATTAAATGTAATTAATAATCTACCAGTTGGATTTAGACTTCCTTCAACTCTTTTTAATCTTCCAATATCATAGTAGTTATCTCTTTGACCATTATCTAAAGTAAATCTACTTGTAATATCTGTATCACTTGTTGTTGCGTCTGTACTGAAATCAGCTGCCATATGTACAGAAACAAGTGAGTAAATATCTGCCTTACCTAAACCAATAACATTTGCTTCGCAATCAGCTTGAGCAGTAATTTGTTTAGTTGAGTTAGAATTTAATGTTTTTGTTTTTTCATTTTGAGCAGATTTTGATAAAGTTGCAAGAATTTTTACTTCGTGTCCTTGATGATTAGCTCCAAAGTCTAAAGTTAATGTACGACCAACAGGAGAACCAGATAAAGCAAAACAAGCGTCACCTTCGTGTTGGTTTCCAGTTGTAGATAATTTATCTCCAACATTACCAGCAGAAGACGAACCACCTTTTACCATTATGGTTACTGAATAGTCTTTTTCTGATTGAGATACAAAAGTTTCTCCAGTATTTGCAGTAATAGTAATATCTCCTGTTGAAGTTAATGTTCCAACAAAAGTTTTTCTAACCGTCAATGAAGTATCAGCGATACCCGAGTTAGCATTTGTCTTTAATGTTTTAATTGTACTATAAGGTAAATTAAATAGAGCAATATTTTTATCACCACCTTGTACTTTTGCTCTTTGTCTAATTACAATTGAGTTTGATACAGCAGTTCCACCAATAGCACTTCCTAATTTTAATGATGAAGTAGATATAATTTCTATAACTTCTCTTGTTGTAATTGTTCCACCTGTATCAGCAAATTGGATTGAATCTCCAACTTTTAATTCTGAAGTAAATTTAGTACTGAAACCTGTTACCAATTGTCCACCACCTGATATTGAAATTGAACCAGATAGTTGTACATTTTCAGCATAAGCATTTGATAATTCTGTTTGAGCAGTATAAGTTGGACTTCCTGCCATTGTAATTTCTTTTATATCACTAGAACCATAACTTGTAAATCCTTTATTACCTAATACATTTGCTTTTACAACAGCAGTATTAGAAGAAGTAGCACCTGTTACCGTTTCACCAGCAACAAACTCGCCTTGTACATTTGATACAACAACTTTTGCAGTCGCAACTGAACCACCTGTACCAGCACCTGTGTGACCAGTACCATCAACAGCATTTCCTGAACTATCAACTAATTCAAAATCTCTTTTTGGAGTACCACCTATTTGTTGTTTAACATAATAAACATTGTCATTTAATTCTGTTTGTGTGGTAACACCTGTAATTTTTATTGCGTCACCATTTCTAATATCTAAATCAGCAGACATTGTTATAACAACAGGATTAGCTGCCGTAGATGAAGCAATTGTAGAAGATGTTCCAGTAGATACACTTTCAACAATACCACTTGCGCCTGAAGTTCCACCAGTTAGTTTCTCTCCAGTTGTAAATGTTTGATTACTTGTAAGACCTATATGAGCAAACATTTCTATATCAAATAGATAATGTTTAAAAATTTGTGAACTTGAAGGTGCGTATGCTATAGCACTTGTTATTGTTCCACTTGTAGTTCCATTATATTCATATCCTTTAGATTTAGCACGACCAATATCAAGTATTAAGTTTTCGTTGTTTGCAGTAATTGTTCCAGCAGTATAAGTTGGTGAAGCAAGTTTTAATTCTAATTTTTTATATGCTTCTGTTTTACCTGTATAGAAACTTACATCTGGAGAACCATAAACATTAGATACATTGATATAGTTTTCTACATCAAATTTTGTTGGGAAACCATTTTCAGTTCCAAATGTTCTTGCCTTATCTATTGCAACAAATTCAGTTCCTACTTTTTCTATTTCATATCCTTTAACATATGCTTTACCTGGAGATAATCCTAAAGCAAGTTTAGTTGCGTCTCCACCATTTCCTGATGTATAGATACCTCTATTAGTACCTGAAGATAAATGTTCTCTAATATCTAAATCAAATGGTCTGATTACATAATCACCACTTTCGTCACTCGTTCTACGAGCAAGTGTATCTTCTAAAATACCATAATCAGTTGTTCTAACTATATTTTGTAAAGCACCATTAGATAGTCTTAACAATTCTATGAAATTTGAATCTTCAATAGAAGTTAAAGCAAGTTTAGCAAGTGTTAATGAAATTTTAAATCTGTGAGCACCTGGAGCGTTTGCGTTTGAAGAACCTTGAGCATTATCTACAAGTGAAGCGTCATTGTTTGGGGTTACAAAACTTTCAGCTATAGATAATCCAATTCTATAACTTGGAGTGTTTGTATATTTGTCTAATACGATTGTTTGTTCAGCAACATTAACAGCATAACCATTAATGTAATAAGTTCCAGCGGCAACTGAAGCAGCCGAACCAATATGTGAAGTTGTACATACAGCAGTTAGATTACCTAAAGTACCGTGTACTGCTATCATTGTTTCGCCAGCAACAAAGTCAGTTGTAGCATTACCTACACCAGTTTTGTTATACTTAACATATAAAGTATTTGGATCAGTTGAAGTTGCAACATCAACACCAACAATTTTTGCTTCTACAGCAGAAGTTTGTCCTACTAATTTTAATCCATCAAAATCTGAAAGATTAGTTGTTCCAGAAAATGAAGTTAACTTAACTGAATAGTATTGTAAATCATAAGTAATCTCACCTGGTATCATCTGAGCACCAGATTCAAAAATATGGTTACCCATTTTTTCAAATTGGTTTTGTAAGATTGTTTGTGATTGTGTTAACTCTCTTGCCTGTACAGCGAAAGCTGGTCTGAATAATATTCTATGGAAGTTTTTATCTTCCGAGAAATCATCATAATAAGGCGAGAGATTAAAGTCAGTTGGACTTGGCATTTATTTCCCTCGTTAAAATTCTATGATTAACTTAACATTCTCCGTTTGGTCAGCACTTCTGGTTACTGGTGCTCTATTTTCAATGTACATTACATCGCCAGAGTCAGCGTCTATTTCAGAAGCAGAATAACCTGAAACTAAAGAAACATTGTTAACCGTTTCAGTATTGCCTGTTGGAGTTCCTGTAGGTGCGCTTGCACTATCTCCAGTAACCACATTGGTTCCTGAAAACGCAGTCATATTACCGTTTGCGTCCACACCTTCGTTATCATATCTTGTTTGTGTATAAAACAAAATTAAATTAGCAGCATCCCATTGAACTACTTTACCAACAGCACCTGTATTTGTTTGAGTAATTTTTTCATCGGCAGTAAAAGTTCCTGCACCTGAATTAAATCTAATAGCTTTAGTTCCTCTTAAAGTTGTTGTACTAGCAGCTGAACCACCTGATTTAGGATCCCTAATTAAACATACTCGTCTAAAATCGTTTTGAGTTGCAAAGTCTCCAGAGTTTGCAGTTTCAGCACCTTCAAAAGAAGTATTAAGTATTACAAAGTAAGCACCTAATTCTTCAAATGGATCTGAACCGTGTCCACCTTTTGGTTCTGTAATTACATCTATTTCAGCACCAGATAAACTTCCACCACCAGCGGCATTTATATCTGCTACTCTAACATAACCGAAAGAATAACCAGTTGGAGTTCCAGTAACCACAGCACTTGTTACCGCACCTGAAGCAATCGTTACCGTACAAGTTCCACCAGAACCATCACCTCTAATTGCGATACCTGTATGTGTACCATCAGTACCACCTGTACCAGCAGCTTTAACTTTTAATATTGAAATATCTCCATCAACAGCGGCACTTACTACAGAAGAGTTTGTTGAAACTCCCATAAAGTCTGTAGATAAAAAGTTTGCCTGAGCACTTGCAGATAAAGTGAACATATATTTCCACTTATAAGAATCTGCTGTTTCTAATATATTAACACTTTCTCCTGTTGGCTCAACCGTTGAAGCAGAATTGTTATTATTGTCTAAACATTTATAGACTTTGAAGTTTGAATTCATTACATAGAAATTTGCGTCATATAAATTCGTTGCACCACTATTAGCAGTTTGAACATTAGTAGTTCCTGTTATTCTGTTTCCATAGTCGTGTCTGTAAATATCGTAAGTTGTTCCAGATGTCCAATTTATTCTTGGACAAGCAAAAGCTACATCTGAAGCAGTAATTTTTTTAGCAGCCAGTAAATCGTCAAAAGAATCATATTCGTCTTGTACTGAATCGGCTGGTGTTATAGGAGCTGAATCAGTTCCTATGTTTTCTGTTCTTCCATCTGCTCTAGTTTTTGTTCCAAAAGCAGTTGGTTTTCCTATTCCTAGGTAATAGACATTTGGGGTTGCTTCACCAAAAGATTCCTCAAATTGTTGAGCATTGTTTCGTCTAAATTTACTTGTTATAATTGCTGGCATTGTTTATTTCCTATTTCTTTGTACTATTTATACATCGTCTCCTAATCTATATTAATTGTATTTCCCATTCCTGCGTGTGATGTACATTGGTAATATAATGTAGATGGAGCGTTCATAGGTACGCAGAAAGTTATCGTTCCACTACCTGTTGAGTTATTATCTACACCAAATCCATATGCACTTCCACCACTTGCTGTTCTTATTTCAAATGGATGTGTAGCACCACTAGATACCGTAAAAGTATAAGTGTGTCCTTTCTTTAAATAAAGTACAGGATCATTTTGCGAACCACCACTATTATGAGTAGTAAATCCATCACCTGTAAATGTAAAATCTGTTGAACCATTATTGGTTACATTGAAATTAGCTGATACTTTTGATTGTGGAGTATAATGACCAGGTATCCATCTTCCAGTACCACTAACATTTGTATATACTAATACTTCTCCGTAATTTGGAGAAGTTGTAGTTGTATCAACATCTGATAATCTATCAACACTATCGTTTTCTGTTAAAATATTAATCCAACCAGAACTTGTAGCAAAGTGTCCTTTACTATCACTAGTGGTTACAGCGAACATACCAGTATAGTTTGTAGCACTTGGTAAAGCACCAGTATTTGTAAAATCAAATCTAGCTTTTGAACCAGAACCAGTTAAATCTAATTTACCTGTTCCTGAAATTGTAAATCCAGCAGTATCTAAACCAGCACCAAGTACTGGACTTGTATCATCTGATAATTCTGAAACAATAGATGTAGGTTTCCAAGCTGTAGAAGCACCAACCCAAGTTAATACTTGTCCATCTGTTGGAGTTGCAGTTGTTGTATCTACATCAGCAAAAATATCAATTGATGATAATGTAGTTGCGATTTCGTTCCAAGTATTATTAGAAGCAAAATATGATTTATGAGTTGATGTATCAACACCGAAAGCACCAGGATAAGTTGCTGCCGATTCAAAACTTGCAAGGGCATTAGCACCTTGAGCAATAAATGAACCTATTGTTGCACATCTTAATTTAATATTACCAGTTGATACTCCAGTTAAATCTGGATTATCAATTGTTTTGTTTGAAAGTGTTTGTGTATCTGATAATGTAGCAACCGTGTTATCTATTGCAATTGAAATATTATCGTCTGCTACGGTTGTTGATATTCCAGTACCACCACCAAAGTTAAGTGTATCACCTACGGTATATGTGTCATTTGTTCCACTATCAGCAGAAAGAGTAATTGTACTTCCTACTTGTTTCCAATACATTGCACTTGCGCCATCAGTTGCAAGTACATAATTTGCTGTTCCAACCGTAGTTGGAAATGTTAATGTATCTAATTTAATTTTTCCTGTGCCGTGTGGGATTAATTCAATATCTCCATTTGAAGCAGAAACAATTTTGTTTCCATTTACATCTAAATCACCACCTAATTGAGGAGTTAAGTCAACTGATATGTCTCCAGCAGCTGCCGAGTTTGTTGGTTCAAATCTATTGTTTGTAGTTGACCATTGTAATATTTGGTTTGAAGAAGCACCAGCAGTTGTAATGTTTAATGCTGTTCCTGTTCCTATTGCTGTATATAATTCATCAAAGTTATCGTTTATCTTATCACCACCGACACGAAGACTATCACCTGTGCCGTCATTTGCCGAACTTCCTAATCCTACCGTTTGTTTTGCCATATCTTTATTCCTATTATTCTAATATTTATACGCCATCTTTATGAGGTAGCGTCAAAAGTAGATGTCCCACTACTAAATTTTTTACTTGTATTACTAAACAGACCTTGTGGTACTAAAACCTCAACAGGTAAAGTAATATATGTCTTTGCTATAGTTGATAAATCCCCAAATTGAACTTCTGTTCCATCTGCTGGAGTATTCGTTCCTATAACTCTTAAATCGTTAACTCTTGCCCAATTCATCGCACTTGTATTAATCATACCTTGGAATCTTCTATCAAATTCTCTTAATCTTGGACCTGCATATGTAGAACCAAAATTTGTATTGATTGTTCTGAAATAATAAAAAGGTTTAAATTGAAACGCATATGATATTGGAGTTTGTGTTAAGGTAACATCCCTAGTTGTTGTTGAGAAAGGAGATTTAGAACCTTGGGCAACATCAGCAGCTTTTCCTTCAAGTGGATTACTTCTTAAACTTGTTCCATCAGTTTTTGTTCCTAATCTTCTACCAAATACACTACCAAACAATGTGTTCATTAATGTAATCCAAGGACTTGCAGTAATACCAGTAACCCTTCCAACAACAGGCATTTTAATTCTGTTATCTAATCTACTTTCAATATTAACTTGTCCTGTAAAGTAGAAACCAGCAGGGTGCATAGTCTTTTTAAAACTATCTCTCCACTCATCAATAGTACGACCTACTTTAACAACATATGAGAAATCCTGATAGTATAAACTATCTTGTATCTTCATTGTTGTTTCTGATAAGTGTCCGTCTTCTGAAATATATCTACCTTCACTAGTTGATAATCCTACAACATCAACCGTTGCAGTTGCTGGGTCTGTTTTACCCATTGTACCAGTTATACCTGAAAGACTACCTGTTAAAGTTTCATTTGCAGAATAGGAATTAGCATTTCTATCTTTTAATCTTAATAATTTTCTATTACTATCCCAACTTACTACAACACCAGTTGCACTAGAATTAGAACCTGTAACCGTTTCGCCAGCAGCATAGTTTCCATTTGAACCTAATACAACAATTGATTCATAAAACCCAACCGTTGGAGGTGTTGACGCTTGCTCGTGTGAGCGACCACTTTCTACAATATCAACTCCTAATAATTTTCCTATTTCATCTCCATATGCAAGTAATTCAGCATTAACTCCATTTGTACTATTAATAGAAACTAAAGGTGTTGTTGTATAACCAGAACCACTATTAATTAATCTTATATCTGTAATATCTCCTACACCATTTTCTAAAACAATTTTATCACCTGGGTTAATATCATTTTTACTTGTTGCAGTTTCAAAAAGTATATGTCCATCTGTTCCTGTTTCATTTGCAATTGCTCCATTAATAACAGCAACTTCAGCAACAGCTCCACCACCATTTGTATTTGTATTATCAAAAACTAATTGGTCACCTATTTGATATTGTGTACCAGCAGCGTTTATATAAAAATTTGTTAGTCCAGAACTACCTACTTCTCCAACTTGACAGACTGAACCTAATCCACCACCTGTAAGTTTAACATTATCTCCAACTTTATAGTTTGCACCATCATTTGTTATTGTAAATGTTCCAGGAACACCAGTAACCTCAGCTTTGATATAAACATCATCGGTATCTGATTTTGTTCCTCTAATTGTTTCGCCTACAGAAAAAGTTCCTACAATACTACCTTGGTTTAATAATAATTCTGATACAAGTTTGTCACCAATTTGGTATCTATTTAAATTTTCTACAATTGCAGTTGCACCAGAAGTTAAACCTGTAATTTGTCTACCAGTTAAATCTCCTGTATTACCTACACTATTGATTGTTCTTAAAACTTGATTAGAAGTAAATTCTCCATCTGATACTCTTAACAATTGTTCTTTTGGATAAAAGATTTCAGAATTTACACCAAATAATAATCTAAAAAATAATTCGTGTCCTTTTGCAGTCCCTTTAGTACGATATAAAGTTTTTACTCTTTTAATTAATTCTCTTTTATTAACATCACCGTGTAAATCTTCTGGAATTGTATTTAAGACTTCATTTCTAAATTGATTTAGAAAGTGTTGAATAACTTTATCGGGATCTCTAAAGTTTAATAAATCTTGGATTGATTTTACTGGATTTGGTCTATAAGTTCCTGCAATACCTGAAGCACCAGAAGTTTGACCTATTATAGTTTCACCTTCTATAAAATTATCATTTGCATTTATGAATAATCTACCATTTTTTAAATCTTCTGCTAATATTGCTGTTTCAGCATTAGAAGTTTGACCTTTTATAATTTCGCCGAAAGTAAATTTACCATAAGTAGAACTTTCTTGTAAAACTTTATCGCCAGCGTCTATTTGAGTTGCTTCTGAACCAAGTCTACTTGCGTCCAACAATAATCTGTTAGATTGACCTGTTTCTGTTTCTAATAAGATACCTTCTGTTGATTGAGATTCAGTAATACCCAATTCAGCAGATTCCATAAATGTAAAATATGCTTTTAGAAATTCTACAAATTTAGGATGGTCTGATATTACAAATTCAGGTACTTGTCCTTGAATAAGACTGGTAATCTTTTTAGTAAACTTCGCCATTTATTTTAGTAAGAGCTTGTTGTAGTGTAACCAACTCCTGCGTCTGAACTTCCTGCGACAAAAGTATCTTTCTCAACCGTAAAATTAGAATTAGCAATATCTATTTCTATTATTTGGTCTCTAACTGGTACAATGTCTTTAGAAGCAGGTTGCACGGTTAACTCTATAACACTTGAAGCACTTCCTCTTATATTTGAAATTGATGTCACCTGTAATGAATTAATTGTTATCGCACCTGTCGTATAATCTATTGTACCTTGCGTTGAGTTTGAATAAACTCTTGTTGCACCTGACAAATAATATCTTCTAACATTACCATTACCATCATCATCTAAAAATTGTTCATTAGTATCACCACTTACTTTAAATCCTGTTGATGATAATATACCACCAGCACTTGCGTTATGTCCACTATGAGGATTGTATAATGAGTTTCTAAAATAAACATTATACTTCAATGAACTATTTAAAGTAGGTGTTAAATCTTTTCTTATTTTTAAAGTTGTTATGTTTGATAAAATTGAAGTATCAACATCATCAATTAATGTAGCAACTTTACTATGTCTGAATACACTATCAAATTTTTGAAGTGTAGTACTATTATAATTTGTTATTGCCTGAATAATATTTGCTTTTAATGTATCAGCGTCTTTAGTCGTTGCCGAAGAATTAAATTTTGCTGTTGAGTTTAATATTATACTTGTTGTTTCTGGATCCACTATCATAGGAGTAACCGAAGCAACATTATATTCTTTTAACTTACTAACTATGTCTGCTTTTGTTTGAGTAGTTAAAGTAGAACCACTAGCGGCCTTAATTGCAATTTTAACAACACCATAAATTGGTGTTTCATCATCTTCACCACCCCAAGCACTTACGGCCAAAGCGTTTGGATATAAAGACCTAACTTTTGTTTCGTAATCAGAAGTGGTTACTGCTCTATCTTGCGATGAGTATTGTAAAGGAGCATTAAATCTAATACTCTCTTTTGATTCAGGTTCACTTCCACCTTGCGATACTGATTTAGTTGTAACCGTTATGTTTGAAAAGTTTCCAATGTTACCTGCAGGTGTAAATGTTTTAGCACCGTTAGATGTTCCTTTGTTGGTTACAATATATTCCATTATAACAATATTTCCGTTTGATAATTTCTTACCAAGTATACCATCACCAAAGGTTACAGCATATTTACCTGTATCTGTTTCATTTAAAAAATAAACGGTAGATGTATCATCTAATTTTGTTAAACCTGTAACCGAACTATATGTTGTTTGGTTTGTATCTGTTAAACTTGTTTGAACTTTTATTTTTAATGTTGTTGTATCAGCGTCTATACTTGGTATAATAAATTTTTGGTCGGGATCCTGTGTATCAACCGTATATCTAAATGTAATTGGTGTTCCTTCATATAAGGTTACATTTGAAAACCTAAATACACCATCAACAGGTGTAATTGTAATTTCATCATTAGTAATATAGTTGTAAGCAGTACCATCAACAGCAGTTGTAAAGGTTTGTCCTTTATTCATTGTTAGAGTTGTTCCTGTTGCGTCATTAACAACAATGTCAACTGAAGCAGTTGGAGATTTAGCAGAAGTAGGAGTATAACCTAACATCTTAGCAAGTGAAACTACATTTGCTCTTACATCAGCAGAATCCAAATACATTTCATTTGCCAACATATTGGCATTGAAACCAAGATAGTGTGTATTGTATGCTAATGTATCTAATAAAACAGCAAAACCAGAACCTTCAAAATTATAGTCAGAAAATTCTGCCTGACTTTGTAAAAATACTTTTAAGTTTGCTTTTATCTGGTCAAAATCTAATTCCGAAATATCTATCTTTGTGCTTGCCATCTTATCTTAACCTTGTTAAATATGTTTCTACAACAACTGGTGTTGAAATACCGACAACATAGAAACTAATTTGTATATGGTATCTATTTGCGTCTTCTTGTGGTTGAGCAATAACATTTACTATCTTTGCTCTAGGTTCAAAGTTAGTTAAAACTTCTATTACCTTTCTTTCAAGGTTTAACGCAGTAAGAGGTGTCATATTTTCAAATAACAATCCTCTTATATCACTTCCTATTTCTGGATGAAAAGGTCTCTCATAATGATTTGTTTGTATTAAATTCTTTACACTTCTTTTTACAGAATCTACATCATTAAGTTTAACTATATCCGAGGTAACTGGATTTCTTGTAAAGTCTAAATCTAAATCAGAATATATCCGATTTACTCTTTCTTTACTAACTGAACTTTTTGAATCGTAGATTGCCATAACTTATATATTTATACACTAACCAGCAAACACATTTGGAGAACCTTCGGCAACACTTGTACATCCTGATATTGAGTCACCTATTCTACCACAACCTTTACCATTTATAAACACGGTTGTTGAACCTTCAGCAATAGGAGCTGAGTGAGGAATACAAGGTACAGCAGGTAATAAGTGTGTCGTGTTATTATCACCTTGTCTACTTACTTCAATACCATTGCAAAACACATTAGGCGAACCTTGTGCTCGTGTCATTCCACTACAATGACCAACATCTGCGTCTCCTATCCTCGTAACCGCTGGCATTCTCTCTCCATTAATTGTTTTAATACACTTTCAAAGGTTGATATGTAATTATGTTGTTCTTCTGTATGAGGTGGTTCTGGAAAATCAGGTTTAAATGAAATTAATGCTCCAATTTCGTTTGGAATATCATTTGTATTGTTATATGTAAAAATTCTATTTTTAATTCTTACTTTAAATTCACCTTCCATTATTTTTTACCTCTCTTTTGTAATATTTATTAGAAAATTTAAAAATTGCACTTAAATTGGAAACTTTTTCTTGCCTCATTCAAACTTTTTAGTAAATTTACTTTATCAACCTTTTCAATATCGCCTGATTCTGAAATTTCTGGGAAAAAACTACAATTTACAAGGTTTTTTGAACATCCAGAGAACAAAAAGAGAACAAATACCAAAAAAAGTGTTGATTTTATTGATTTTTTTGTAATTTTTCTCATATTTTGCTTGACAATTGTTTGGAATTAAGGTAATATAGTATGTATATGACAACAAAAAGGATAAACACTATGAAAAACAGAAGAAAAAAAGTATTTGAAAGAGTTGTAAATCCAATTTTATTAAAATACTTAACAAATCCACACTCTAGTGAAGTATCTATCGCAAAAAATATTCCTATGAAGTATTTAAAGTACTTTAAAGAAGTATCTGCTCATAAAAATGCGAAGAAAATTAGATACAGATATAGAGGTAAATCTAAAATCAATTATAATAGAGACCAATCGTATTGTCTTATGAATTTT